ACGAACGAGGCGACCGCCAACGGATGGACGCACACCACGGTCATCTATCCGAAGGGGAATCCGCCTAGCGCCATCTGCAACTACTACAACAAGGCGGGCGCGTGGGTGGCATGGTGTTTCCAGTTTGCCGACGGTAGCGGCACGTGCCAGCCCTACGGCAATGATTGCTATCAGTCAAACCTGCCCTGCACGAACGACTCGCCGATGCCGGCGGGATGCACGGCTCAGTAGGTTCCTCAGTAAATGATCGCGACGTTGAACGCCAGTCCAGTGGAGTAGAACTGGTCTGTACCCAGGTGGAGGTCGTTCGGGTCCTCTCCGAGTCTGCCTTGGTTCACTGCAAAAGTCGCCCCCGTACCAGACGCAACAGTGGCCAACACGATGAAATTGGCCGGTGGGGTGGTAGATAGCTTCACGCAGATCGTAAGGTTGTCGCCGCTGCCCCATGCGCTCGCTATCCCGAAGCCCTGCACGCTTACGTAATACATCCCTGGGTTGTTCGTGGGGTTTTGTGCTCCGACGGTCAAGAGGCCCCACGCTCGGATCCTACCGCTCGCATCGACATAGTTCTTCGTCGCGGCATCCTGCGCGCTCGTCGGGTCGGTGAGGTTATGGATCGCGTTCGCCCCGATCGCGGACAGACTCCCATCCGCGTTCCAGACCCACCTCTCAAGACCGTTTTGCCATAGCGACACAAGGCTCGCGTCCCATGTGCCGAGCAGTAACGCGCCGCCGCGCTTGACAAGGTTGCCGTTCTGGTCGACGTCCAACTGCCACGCCACGCCGGAGCTTACGCCCGTGAATTTTTGGTCCGCTGTGAACACGTTGGTTGCACTGAATGTGTTCTGTCCGCTGAACGCGTTGTTCCGCGCCGGCAGGCCGTCGACATAGTTCTTCGACGCGGGATCCGTCCCGTGGACGGGCGGGTCGATGACCGTTGCACCGCCCGTGAACGTCTGGTCTTCTGTCCACGTGTTGGCGCTCCCGAGCAGCTGGGACCCGCCGTTCACATCCACGTAGTTCTTGCTTGCCGCATCCGTCCCGTTGACGGGCGGGTCAACCACCGTCGCACCGCCCGAGAACGTTTGCCGCGCGGTCCAGGTGAGCACCTCCGCCGTCAACCCCGCCACATACCCGCACCAGCGGTACACAAGATTCATCCACCAGTTGAAGTAGTTGTGCGGCGGCTGTTCTACGACCCAACCCGCGCCCTTCTTGGTCTCGTTCGGCTCGACCACGTCGCCCGTCGCGGCCTGGTCCGCCCAGCGTGGTAGCTCCGTCGGTTGCGGCATGGTGCGGCTCCTATCCCAAGGGGTGCCGGTTCACACGGTGACCACCGACGCCCACGTCCCTTCATCGAACCCGAGCCCGCCACCGCCCGCGAAGCTGAACGCCTGCGCTCCGGGGGTGGCGAGCGTCTCGAGATACCCGTTCGTCGTCGCCTCCGTAGCGGCCGACAAAAGCTCCGACAGGATCCCGGCGTCGACGGCCGCGCCGCCCACCTTGAGCGTGAACGCCTTGGGATAGTAGGGAATGAGCGTCAGCGTCGCGCTGCTCGGGACCACACACCGCATGATGGCAAGGATCTGCGGCCCGGTACCAGACGAGCGGTTTAGGAGCACCCGCGCGGCGATCCAAAGCCGGTAGGTCGCGTCATCCATCCCCTCGCGCGCCTGGCCGACGAGCGAGCCGAGGAGGTCGAGCTGTTCACCCACCGCGGTGGGCAGGGTTATCCCGTAGTCTGCCCAAAGTGTATTCTCGAGCGCCTGATGCTCGGCCGTGGCGAGCGCGACGAGCGCGTTCACGGTGACCGACTCGCGGTACTGCTCCACTAACCGCGAACACGCGATGGCTTGATGGTCGGTGATCTGGGTAAGCGCCACGGTGAACCCTCACGGTGTGAACGGCGCGACGGTGACGGTGATGTTGGTCGACTGGAACTCCGCGATCTCGGTGGTGGCGATGGTGATATTGGCCTCCGACGAGGGCACCGGGCTCGCCGTTGTCCCGACGTAGCAGTGGGTGATGTCGACGACGCCCGGGACCGACAGGATCGCGGGGAAGAGCGCGCGGGTGACGACGTCATTGCCCGCGGAAAGGTTGGCCTGCGCCCATTCGATGATGGCGGTTTGTACTTCCACCGTCCCATCGGCGGGCCACGCCGCGTTGTCGATCGCGAGGAGCACGCTCACATAGATGGGCTGCGACGTCGGCCGCGAAAAGTAGACGCTTTGTACGACCCCTTCGCTGTCGGTCACCTGCCCTTGGGTGGTCCCGTATGTCTGGGTTCCGGCCGCGACCGCGTTCCAGGCCGCGGTCAGGATGTCCGCATCGGCGCCGCCGGTGACGAGCGCTTCGACCGAGTACGGGGGCATGCCGAGCGCGTTCGGGGCGTTCGTCATGTTCCGGAACACCGTACAGGCGGTGACGCCCGAAACCGCCATGATGCGGGCCCGGATTGCATCCGGCGTTGCGCTTCCGGCCACCTCGAGCTCGACGACGCGGCGCACCCTCAGTGACGCATCGGTGTCGGCGTCGAGTCCCGGCACCGCGTCGAACGGGTTCACAACCGCGGACCAACCGGCGACCGGGGTCACGATCGTGTTGATGGTCCCCGCGAGCGCCTCGATGGGCCCCGTATCGGCCGCCTGAAAGGTAGCGACCGCGCACGCGCTGCCAGGCGCGACCCAGTTCCAAGTCACGCCGCCGTCCACGATGCCGGCCCCGGTTCCGGTCGGCCCGCCCGAGGCCGCGCTCGGCCCGGTTTCTGCCGCGCAGACGTACAGGTTCGTGACCGCGGCGCCCGCTACCGTCGCGGTGTTCGCGGTGACCGCACCCACCGCGAAGCTCGTCGACCCGGTCCAGGCCGTGGCCGCCGCGATGGTCGCCGCCGCGCTACTTGTGAAGGCCGCGCCGTTCTGCCCGGCGGAAACGCTCGAGCCCGCCGGGATGACGGTGGCCACCGTGCCGAGTAGGACGCAGGTGACGGTGGAGGCCGTCGCTTCCTGCGCGAACGTCCCGGTGATGGCGGCGAGCGCCTGCAAGCCCGCCCCGGTCGCCTGGTCCGGGTCGCGCGAGGCATAGACCTCCTGCGCCATGTCCCAGATCTCGGACTCGCGGTCGGCGAGGATGCCGCAGAGCTGCCCCCACGGGCCGGCGGGGTCGGCTACTTGCTGGTTTTGCCCGAATGTCGCCTGGACGGCCGCCTGTATTTCCGACAGGCACTCGGAAAGCGGCTTCACCACGAAGCCGGCCGGCGTTACACCGTAGGTGACCGAACCGTTCGACACCGTTCCTACCTATCGCAGGCGCGACTGGGCACCTAGCGCGCCTAGTACACGATGCCGAGGTAGGAGGTCATGTTCAGGACCACCGATCCTTGCAGCGCGGTATTGAGCGCGACGACGGTCGCGTAGACCTCCGAGCCGGTCCCCGTCGGAAGGCCGAACTGCGCCTCTATTATCGAATAGTCAACCTGGTCCGTCATCTGGTCCATGTTGAGTTTGATCTGAAGGCAGTGGTCGCGAAGCGCCGCGAGGTTGGCGGTGAGTTGAACGAGCGCGACACCGCGCGCCTTGGTCTGGTCAACGGAAATGAAGTTCTTGGGCATTTACAAGCTCCCGCGTGTGTTGAGCTGCTATCCATCTGCGTAAAATGAAATCGTCGACAGATCGAGGTACGCCGTGTTGGTAGGCGGCGCGATAGCGATGTTGCCGTTGGCATAGACCACTGCCGTCCCAAAAGCATTCGACCCACAGTTGATGGGAAACGACTGTGCATAACCCGGTCGATACCCCGCCACGAGCTGGTAGCAGTCGGTATTGACCGACCCGCCGCAGATCGCGCCCCGCACATAGACCCGTCCGGTAGGGTCCTTGTAATAGCCGAACGGCGGCCACCCACCCCCGTAATTCGTCCATGGCGATATGAGCGCGGGCGTGATCCAAGGCGACGATGACGGTTGGTGACAGCCCGAGTTGTAGTTGCCGGTGCCGAAGAGATATGTGGTCCCTCCCCATGTGCCGCTCTGCTTCGCCCGCGCCATCCATGTGATGCCGTCGTATCCGAGGCAGGCGAACTGGGCCTGATAGCCACTCGCGGTCGGATGTTGGATGTTCACTCCGAGCGCGCCGAACTGCTCGTTGTTGTCACGGTAGAAGCAGCTGCGCGGAATGGCGTTCGCGCCGACCCCGCCGACCGAGGGGGCGGTGTTGAGGCTCCCGACCCCATTGGAATCGCCGTAGACGACGGTGGCGCCCGCCATCTGGAGGGTGCCGGGGGCGTTGACGGTGACGCCCGCCTTGCCGATGGTGACCGTTGTCGCGTTGGCGCCGGCAATGGCGAGCGTGCTGGTGCCGGCGGGCGTGTCGATTGAGGGCACATAGACCCCGCAATTTGGCCCGCCAAGGTTGACCGATCCGGTCACTCCCGAAACTCCGATGTTGACGATGCTATTAGGCACGATGTTGACGGTCGCGGCATTTCCCGCGCTGCCGATTGAAAGCGTTCCACCGCCCGCGGGGGTGTCAACGGTTGAAGTGTGTAGCGTGCCCGGGACGTTCACCACCACGCCCGAACGGCCGAGCGCGATCGACGTCGCGTTGCCCGCGCCGATGTTGAGCGCTACCGCACTCGCGGTGTCGAGCGAGGGCGTGACCACGTTCGTGCTTGCCGTGACGGTCGCGAAGGACGGCGAGGCGCCCGAGGCATAGTAGCCGCTCGGATTTGATGCATTGTACGGAGTGAAACCGAGCGCGCCCGTGACGTTACCCGAGGTGAGGGAGACAACGCCCCCCGAGACGGTGAGGTTCGCACCGACTTCCAGGATCCCTTCCTGCGACGCGGACCCTACCGGGAGTGTTGCGCCGGTAAGATAACCCGGACCGTTCGTGAGCTGCGACAGGTTCGTGAGTGACCGGTTCGTCCATGCCGTACACCACGCCGACCAGCCGCTTCCGTTGATATTGCTTCGCCACGTCATCGACGGTGGGTTGTCGGTCGAGATCCCCCACTCATAGACCCAGTTGCCGGACGTGAGAGCCATGCTCGTGCCGGTGAAGGGCCAGGCAAGCATGGTTCCGTAGCCAAAGGGTGGACTATTGGTTGTGGAGGTATCCCAGTATTGCCAGCCGTAGGTGGGCGAGTTGATGTTCGCGAGGTGGGGCGCACTGTTGGGTGTGTAGTTGGGTAGCGTAACGGCGGTCCACACGCGGCTGCCCGCCTCCTGAAGCTGAACGGCTGCATTCGCGATACCGGTGGACCCTGTGATCGCGAACAGACTGCCGCCTTTGCCGCTGTAGACGTTGAGGTTCCGATAGTAGGTTCCGGCGCCGTTGTAGCCGTAGTAGTTGATGGCCGTCTCGCCGCTATCACTAGCGTCGGCGCGATTCTCCAGCGAGTTATCGCGCAGTGTAGCGCGACCAGTGCCCACGATGTTGCCTGCGGTGATACTGCCCGGCACGTTGACGGTGACGCCGGCCTTGCCGATCGCGATCGACGTTGCGTTCGTCCCACCGATCGTGAGCGCGCCCGCCGCCGCCGTGTCGTGATTCGGCGAGTAGAAATAGTTCACCGCCGCGAGCGTGTTCGCGTGCAGCGTTCCCGCGTTGTCGAGCCAGGCGTATTCGGCACCGCCAATCTGGAACGAGATCTTCGTTCCTTCGGTCTCGACCACTAGGAAAGTGTTCGTTCCGTCATACGTGATCCCGGTCGTCGTCGTCGGCGCGGTGAGTGACGTGGTGGTCTTCTGCGCGTAGAAGCCGCCCCCGACGAGCACCTCCGGCGTCTGGTAGTTCGTCGGCTGCGCGTACTCGTAGGTCGCGTTGTGAACGAGCGGAAAAACCGGAACGAGCGCCACGGCTTCGAGCCCCGCCCTACGGCGTCATCCCGTAGTCCTGTATCGACACGAGCAGATCGGTTGCATTCACCGCGACACCGAGCTGGATCGTGCGCGAGCGCGATGCGAGCGTGGTCGGGTTGTTCGTGAGCGCACCCGCGGTGCCGAGGAAGATCTGCTGGCCGTAGGTCCAGCTTGAACCGACGCCCGCCAGGATCCCATCGCGCTGCGCGTACCCGCCCGCGCCTTGTGAAATTGCCGCCGACGCGAGCCCGACCACGATCGACTTCACAGCCGAGGACGGGTCGGCGACGAGCGCGGTGTTGTTGGCGCTGAGATAAAGCGGGTTCCCCTTGGCGAGCCCGCCCGTACCGGCCGTGATAGGCACGAGGACCGCCGACGACGACGCCGCGGCAAGGTTCGCGTGCGTGTGGAGCGCGCTCGCGTCGGTCGCGCTTCCCGCGGTGAGCGTCCCGAGGTTTGCGGCGGTGACGTTCGCCGAGGTCGCGACGCCCCCGATCTGCCACGTTCCGGCGGCCGGCACACCCAGCACCGACAACCCCGCCCCGGCCGTAACGGCCAGGGTCGAGCCGTTGAGCTTCGCGCAGACGCCGTTCGCGTTCAGCGCCAGCCCGCCCGTGGTGGTGGCGTCGATGAGGACCGCGAGTGCGTTCCCCGATAGCGTGAGGCCCGGGGTCCCCGCGAGGGCGAGGCCGATCCCGGACGCCCCGGCGGTGATGCCGCGCGCGGGGTCGTACTTCACGTCGACATAGGTGCTTGTGAACGCGAGCCCAGGGTTCGTGCCGGCGAGCGTGAGGCCAACGCCCGAACCCGAGACGTTCACGCCCTGTGCGGTGTTGGGCGCGACCGAGATGGTGCTCGCACCGACCGCGATCCCGTTCCCGGCGCCGATGGCGAGGCCGGACGTGGTGTTCAGGCCCGAGCTCGCCGCGAGGGAGATCGCGACCCCGCCCGCACCGACCGCGATCCCCGCACCCGCGGTGACCGAGACGCCGCCCGATGCGACGGTGATCCCGCCGTTCGTGAGCGGCTGGACCGCGATCGATGCGCCGACCGCGATGCCGTTCCCGGCCACGGCCGACATGACGTTGCCGGCGAGCGACAGACCGTTTCCGGCGCTCACCTGCGAGGTCGAGCTGAACTGCGTCCAGGTCTGCGACGTCGTCCCGACCGTGATCGGGTTCGGCGTCGTGAGGATCCAGCCCGTTCCCGCGTTGGCCGTACCCTGAGTGACGAAGCAGGCATCGCCCGAGAAGACCTCGCCCGCGACCGCGTCCGAGGTGAGCGTCATCGCGCTGGCCGCGCCGTTGAACGCATAGATCCCGTTTTGCGAGGCCGTGCTTTGATTCTTCAGCAACACCCGGTCGCCGTTACTGAGCGTCACGCCGTCGATCGCGGTCCCAGGCCCCGAGATGGTGACGTTCGCGGTGGAAGCTGCGCGCACCGCGGCTTTCCACGTGAAGCCGGCGATGGCGGCGTCGACGTAACTTTTGTTCGCCGCGTCGGTCGCCCCTGTCGGCGTCGCGAGCGCCGTGATCCGGTACCCGCCGCAATCCTGCGCTACCCCCGTCCCATCGCCCGTGACGAGGTAGAGTTTCCGGACGTTCGTGACGTCGTTCGTGTTGACGTTGATGGCGGTGCCGCTATTCGCCGCCTGCGCGATGGTTATCGAATTGAACCGAACGTCATCGGTGTCTTCCGACGAGTCGAGAAACGACGTGGTCGACGAAAGCGACTGAAAGAGAAAGCGCCGTAATGCCACGGCCTACCCCCCCGGCCGCGGCGCGGGCCGCTTGTGAAGGACGCCGGTCTCGTCGTCGAACGAATATTCCCTCAGGTCCACGCCGAGGTCGGTTCCGATCTTGGCGATGAGATCCTGGTAGGTCTTCTCGGCCGCCTTCTGCTCCGCCTGCAAGGCTTTGATCTTGTCGTTCGCCTCGCGCGCCTGCGCGTTCTCCTGCATCCACTGCTGAAAAAGCGCGTTCAAAGCCCCGCTCGCGACGACGAGCTCCATCCGCGCCGCGCGCTCCTTTTCGATGGCGCGCGTCAAGCGCAAGAGGTCGAGCTCGTTTATCCGGAGGAGCTCGAGCGGGGGCGGCGGCTCAAGGGTTCCGTTCCGCGACTCGAACCCCGCGTCATGTAGCGTATCGTGTAAGGGCGTCAGATGCTTTTCCATGGTGCGTGCTCCTAACCGGGTTCGGCGCGGACACATGAGAGCTGCATGGATGGCAAGAGGAGCAGCGTCGCGTTATCGGTCGCGAACCCGATCGGTTGGATGTAGACCGGCACCCCCGGTGCGAGTAGGGCCGGCGGGCCCGAGCACGGCCGCCCGTTCGTCCCTACGAAGACCATTGCACCCTGCGTGAGTGCGTAGATGCCGGACACCACGCCGCCGAACTGCACCATGGCGCTTGTCGTGGTGGGTTTCTGCACGGCGCATCCGACGCACGGGAGGTGCGTGATATCGGTCGCGTTTGCCTGCACCGCCTGCCCGCCGACGACCGCGACGAGGTCGCCGACGTTTAAGCTGGTAGCGCACGCGAGGGTGACGATCGGCGCGGTGGTGATGATGCCGCCGCTGTCGAGCGGCGCATCGGCCGCGATCTCGTCCGAAATCGCCTTCGCGATGGCGTAGCAGAGCGATTGCACCGAGGCGAGCCCGCTTCCACTGAGCGGAGAAATGAGCCCGTTACGCGAAGTGTCGTTCGTCCAGTCGCCGAAGATCCGACCGGAGAAACCCGACGTGCAGTCTGTCGCGCCTGGCGAGGGAAGCGGCATGTTACGGCACCTTCACGTTTTGTGACCCGGCACCGACGGCGATGGTATCGGTGGTGAGCGGCTGCATGGCGGGGGATACCGTCACCGAGGCGGGCGAGATCGCGAACGGCCCCGCCGTGCCGACGATCTTGTGAAAGTGCCCGGCGGTGACGCTACCCTCCTTCGCGACCGGGGTCGAGCCGCCGTTGAAGATGGCGTCCTCGGTTGTGATCTTGATCTGCATGCCCTCATCCGCACCAACCGTCATCCCGTCCGAGGCTTGCCCCTGCCACGCGTGCGCAAAATCTCGGAGGCCCGGTATCGCAATGGCGTCGGACATTGCGTGCTGGCGCGGGTCGATGGGGTCAACCTCGCCGCCGCTTGCGAGCCAGACGTCGAGTGAACGGTCGGCGAAGACGAGCAAGACGGTATCCCCGGCCGCGACCGGGAACGTGATCCGCATCCCGCCCGCGCCGGGCCAGACGATGGGTACGTTCGTGACCACCGGGAACGAGATCGGTGTCAGGGTTCCGTCGCCGAGGTCGACGTTGTCCTTCGTGAGCGGCTGCGCGTCGATGAGCCCCTGGGTGAGGTCGACGCGTTCGACGCGCGCCGGGAGCGCGACGTGGAGATCCGCGAGCGCCTCCTGATTGGCGCGGCGGATTACGGATGCCAGGGTGGGAACGAGCGGCTCGGCCACCCATCCTACCTATCGCGTCCCGCCCGGGTGGCTACAGGCCCCGGGACCTCTTGAAGGCCGCGAACCACGCCTCGCGCTCGGCATCGCGCTTGGGGTCCGGTTCGTACTCGAGCGGCTCCCCGCAGTCGAAAACAAAGAGGCCGGGCAGGGTCACCTCGTGTTCGTCCTTCTCATACCCGAGCGCGAGGCCGAGCGGGTGGAGGATCTCGCGGTTGATCTTGTAAATGAGCCCCGCCTCATGGAGTAGCTTTGCCCCGTTCGGCACCCGTTGCATTCCCGCTCCTATCGCGCACGCATCACCACGGCAGCATGTCCACTTCCGAGTACCAGTCCCCGCCGTCGAGCTGCCCGGAATGGACCACGCGCTCGCAGCGATAGTTCCCGGAGACCGAAACCGATTGCAGGATGATGGCGCGGCCGGGGCGGATCGTCGGGTCAAGCAGGCAGCGCACCCGGAGGTAGCTCGGCTTACCCTCCTTTTGGGGTTTCCCGTGGTCGGGCGAGCCGATCATTCCCGTTGCGGCAGAGATGACGCGGGCGCCCTCTTTCAGGACCATCCCCGCCGCCATGAGTTGCAGCGCGCCGTCTTGGATCGACCAATCGATCTGGGCCGCCTTGGTCACGCGGTCGAGCTCCCGAACCGTGCGGCCGTGTGCGGCGTAGCCTTGCCGGTAGGTGGAGATGGCCGGCGTGATCGCTTCGCGGCGAAGCTGGTTCACGGCGTTAGTGGCCGAGAGCCCGAGATCGGCCGCGAGGACCTCGAGGACCGTCTCGAGCCGCGTGCCCGCCTTCCACGAGTGGGCGCTGTGACAAGACTGGTAATTGTACTCGCCGTCACCGCCGCATATCCGCGTCACCCAGTCGGCGCCGTCCTTCGTGTGGTCGATCGTGCGCGCGGTGCCCATCCATACGAGCTTCGTGTCGCCCGTATACCCGGCGTAAAGTACCACGACCGACTTCGGGGCGTTCGGGTGCTGCGTCACGTCGACGGCCCCGATGAGGTTCCGCGACGCGTCCGAGAGATTGTACGCCTCGATCTCCGTCTTGTTCGGTTCCGAGTCGAGCCCCTTCGTCACGTGGAACCGAAAGTGCAGCCCCTTGAAAGCGGTGCCGCCGATCTGCACCCACCCGTCGCGTAGCCATTGCCGGCTCATGGCCCGGTCGATTCCACATAGGTGAGGAGCACTCGGCCGCCGAGGTCATCGTACCCGGCGTCGAGGTTTTGCCCCGACGTGTCGACGGCGAAGATGAACCCGGGCGGCAAGGCGGGATCGACGCCGCGTCCGAGCAGGTTCGCGCCGAGCACCACCTTGCGCCCGGCGACGAGCATGTTTTCGCTGCCGTCGTAGCACGATAGGAACCAATACCCGACGCGGAAATTGAAGTAGAGCTCGATGCGGTACCAGGCGTTCTCCAGCTGCACCTGGAAATCGTAGGACGCCGAGCTGTTATCGACCGGAAGTATGAGCGTCGCCATGGCTCATCCCGCGGACACGGGCGCGGCGGGCTCAACCGGCGGTACCGGTTTCGGGGCGAAGATGCCTTTGACGAGCTCGGTGGCCCAGTTTCTAATCGAGACGACAATCGAACGCTTTGGGTCGGGCGGCGTGGCGGTGATCGTCCCTTGCAGCCCCTTGCTCTTTTTCCCGGTCTTGCCGTTCTTCACGTTGGGTATGGCGGCGGTCTGGCTATCGACGATCGTCACCTGCTTTAGCGCGGCGGTGAACCGCACCGCGTCACCCGTGTCGGCCGCGCGCGGGAATTCGAGCGATTCGATCACCATGTCCGGGTACACATCCGTCCAGACGTTGGTCTGCCCGGCGGGCGCGATCCCAGTCGTGACGTCGATCGTCGTGCGGCTCGAGAACATCAGCCGCAATTGGTCGATGGCGGTTCGCGATCGGGTCGGATCGGGCTCCGTCCCCACCCGCGCATCGATCGTGATGAGCGGGTCGTCGAAGTAGTCCTGCGCGTAACTGCTATCGCCCGCCGGCAGCGGCGTCTCGGTCACGACGCCCTCGAGGCGCACCGCGAGGGGGCGCAGGAGCACGTTGTCGGAAACGACCCCGCCCGATTCGATCGGGTGCTCGGTCACCTGCGCGGTGTTGGTTTCCCCGAACGTCACCGCGGCATCGAGCACCAGGGTGACGACGGCCGCACCGTTAGTCCAAGCGATCTGCGTGCTCATTTGACGACCGCCGCGAATGCCGCCCCTGTATCCTCGCCCTGTAGCCGCCGGATCTGGTCCAGGAAGTTGTCCGGGTCCGGGGTCACGATGTTACCGAACGTCATGTTGATGGTCCGGTTGTCACTTGTCGTCGTCGCGACGCTGGGGGTGGGAACCACCGTGGTCGGCGGGGCGAGAAACCCGGTCAAGTGCTGGATCGCGGGCGCGGCCGGCAGACCTTCGGGGGCGCTAGCAGCAACCGCCCCCGGCGCGACTGCGGGTGCGCCGCCCTTCCCAAACTCGCGCTGCAAGGCGGCGTAGTCTCCGGCCCGCGCCAGCTCCGTGAAGCGGGCGTTTTTGGCCAGTTCCCACTGCCGCTCCATCTGCCCAGGTCCACCCGCCCCGGCTGCCTCGAACGCCTTTCCCATGGCGCCTTGGTCGGCCTTTTGCTCGGCGAAAAACTTCTCGTGCTCGCCCGCAAGCAAGTGATCGAGCTGCTCCCGCACGTCCAAAAAGTCTACGATCGCCTTGGTCGCAACCTTGAGCCCCTTCACGAACGCGCTATCGGCAGCGTTGACCTTCAGTAGATTTTGGAATGTGCCGAGCCAGTTTCCCAGCAGTGTCTCGCGATCGCCCGTGATCCACCCGTACAGTTCCTCCATTCCCAGCACGACGAGGGCGATCCCGGCAATCACGGCAAGGCCCCACAGGAACGTCGATGCGGCGGCCGTAACCTGCGCGGCGGTGATGGCGCGGAGCGTGGTAAGCCACGCCCCGGCCTTTGCCACGGCGCCCGCGATGGCGAGGCCGAGTTGCGAGACGAGTACCAGCGAAAGCGCGGTCGCCGCGGCTTCCCATAGCCACGTCTGGCTGACGATCGCGCCCACCGCTTTCGTGAGCGGTTCCAGCGTGGCCTTCGCCCGCTTCCATGCCGCGATGAGCCGATCCACCCATTCGGTGACCTTCGTGCGCACGAGGTCCCGGTTTTTCTCGATCCACTCGGCGAGCGCCTTCTTTTGTTCGGCCACAACGTGGAGCAGCGGCACGCCGATCGCACGCTGCAACACCTCGAGTGACAGCGTCAGATCCATCGACGCGCGCTTGTAGTCCCGCGCGGCCTTGACGTCCTCATCCGCGAAGACCATCCCCGTCTTGTGTGCCTCTTCGCGGAGTGCTTTGAGTGCGGTTGACCCCTTGTTCAGCATCGGGAGCATTTCCGTCCCGAGTGCTCGGCCGAAGATCTTTGTTGCCAGGGCGATTTTTTCGTTACCCTCAGGCATCGCTGCGAACCGGTCGGCGAGCGCTACCAGCACCTCGTCGGCCGACGAGGCCCCGCGCTTGATGTGAACCCCCATTGCCGAAAACGCCTTGGCCGTGTCGCCGCTCCCTTTACCCGCGGCGTACATGGTGAGGTTGAGGTGCTTCAACCCCTGCTCGAACGCTTCCGCCGAAGTGCCCGAATGATGGGCGGCGAAGGCGAGCTCCTCGTAAGCCTCGCGCGTCACGCCGGTGCGCTGCGCCGCCTTGTTCGCCTCGACCGCGGCATTCGCCGTCTCGTCGACGATGTGCGCGAGCCCCTTCGCCGCTGCACCCGCCGCGAATGCGACGCCGAGTCCTATAAGAGCGTGCTTGAGGCCGCCGAGCAGCTCATCGGCGTGCTTGAACCCGGTCTCGTCGGTCTTGAGGCCGAGGGTGGCGAAGAGCTCGCGAACGACTGCCATTTTTATCTAGCCTTGGCCCTTTCGAGTGCTTCCGCCTGCGCCTCGGCGACCGCGTCGAGGACGTCGTTCGCGTCGAACACGTCCGCGAGTGTCCAGGCCCGGTCGATCTCCTCTAGTGTTGCGCACCGGGCCTCGACGAGGCGCCAGACGGGCCATTCGGGGGCGAGATGGTCGAGGTCGCGGAGTGCGACGGCGCCCCCGCCCGCGCGCCGATTGCGGCGAGGGCGAACCCAAAACTTGAGTAGTTGACTTTCAGTGCTTCCCACATGAGCTCGACCGCGGCCGGAAGCCGCCCCACGAAGTGGAGATCGAATATGGGCATCACGGGGGTAAGCCGCTCGTTTTGCCGGACCTGCACCGTCGAAAAAAGCTCCGCCATGATCGCGTCTTGATCGTCCGGGGTGAGCTCCCGGAAAAGCGAGCGAACCGCCATGCCCAGCGCCGCGGCGTCGATGTCGTCGACGCTTTGCACGCCGCCCGCGGACAAGAGCGAGATGAGCCCCGGGCCCCCCGCGCGTGCGACGCGGTTGCCCAGTTTCAAGGCCCGGCGCGGTGGCAACGGCACGACGTGATAGGTCGCGCCGTCGATCTCGACCACCACCGGTTCCGCGCTCCGATCCGCCATCGCTCACCCCCGGTGTGCTGTTGCGCTACGTGAGGAGCAGCCCGCCCACGAACATGGTGAGGTTTCCGGTCTCGATCGTCCATACGGTGTTCGAGAGATCCTTGCCGAGCTCCGATTCCGCCATCTTTCGCACCCAGCTCTTCGCCGCAACGTGAACGGTGGTCCCGTTGAGGTCCTTCACGAACGTCGGCACGACCCCGATGCCCGATGCTTCGTCCGAGAGTGCGAGCGCGGAAAGGCCGTCGTTCGACGGCGAGCTGCGTTTCAAGGTGATCTCGAACGTCCCCGCCTGGTTTCGCGACCGCACGCGGGTCGCCTCGCCGTCGGCGCCCACCACCACCTTGAAGGTGTCTTCCGATCGGGTCACCTTCACAAAGGTCCCGTCGGCGTAGTCGACGATCGGCACCGGACCGACGGTGATGATGATCTGCCCCGGGTCGTGTGTCGCCAGCATGTGCGCTCCCTACCCGGTTAGCCCCGGGTCTTCGTGCGGGCGTCCTTGGGAAGCCCGAGGCTAGGATACTTCGCGTGAACGGCGCGCCGAACCTCTGCTTCCACCGCGGGGCTCGCGTGCTGCGCCGCGCGCGCGAGGGCGTTGCGCGCGTGCGCGATGTCCGGGATGGGGAACGTCCGGTTTGGCCCGGCGAAGGTCTTGTCATGCAGCCGGTTCCGCTCGTCGCTCGAGAGTTCGTCGTCGCTCTTCGGCTTTCCCATTCGCGCGCTCCCTAGACCGTGACGGTCCCCTGGATCTGCACCTTGTGTATGGCCCCCGCGAGGAGCGCCGTGAAACCGACGCCGGGCATGAACCGGTTCGCGACGTCGCTTGGCGCTTGCGATGCGACGAGCGGCACCGTGACTTTGGATGACCCTTTGACGAGCCCGCCCACGTCCTCACCGCGCTGTAGCGAGGTCAAGACCGCGGCCTGTACCAGCGTCGCACCCGCGTCGGTGTACGGGATCTTCCCGCTCGCGTTTGCGAGCAGCAGGAACACCGCGCCCTGAATGTCCTGCGTCTGCCAGTCAAGGAAGCGGATGGTGTCGATAAACTCGGCGTCGCAGACCTTCCCCTGCATGGTGATGTTCCGCCCCGCCACGGTGTAGTAATACCCGCAGTTTTTCGACTGCATGTTGACGATCTGCGTCCCGGTGTACGTCCGCGCCGGTACGCCCGCGATGCTTTTCAGCGCCCATGTCTCGCTTCCCGGTGTGAGCGGCAGGCAGGCGCCCAGCATGCCGGCGTCGAGAAACGCCCCGTTTGACGGATCGTACACAACCGCGGTCCGCTTGTAGCCGAGCTGCATCGCCTGATACGCAGCGGATACCGGACCGCTCGCGATGGTCGCCTCGTAGGCCGCGGTCGTGTTGATAGCCTGCGTTTCCTGCGTTTGCGCGAGGTACTGCTTCCCGTTCGCCTCCACCCAGTGTGCGGTCGCGAGGAGCTCGGCGGTGCTATTCCACGGGTTCACGACCGAGTACCAATCGGGCGATTCGAGCGCGATGGCATCGAGGTCGGTCGCGATGCCCGGATCGGCGTGGTCCTGCACGATCGACAGATAGTTCACGTTGCCAACCTGCACCGATTGCCAGGCGCCGGGGGCGGCGGTGAGGGTGAGGGCGTTCGTGCCGGCCGCGGTGAGGCCGTGCGTGCCCGTTGCGGCATTCACAACGGCAATGAGGCCCGCCACGATCTGGGCCGCGGTCGGGCTCGTGTCGACCGTGTCCGTGAATGTGTAATCGATTCCGCCGATGGTGAGCACGTACGGGACGTTTTCGAGCGTGACGAGCGGTGTTACCGTCCAGTGCTGCGTGGGCGGCAGCGCGCAGCGGCCAACGCCCACCTGGGTGGGGGCCGGATCCTGGCCGAAAATTGCCGCCGCCGCCGCGTACTCGGGCGTCCCGGCCGGGAAATCGCTTGCCAGCGCGGTATCGCTTGCGTAGTACCGCACCCGCTCCGGGTATGACTTGGAATACCCGCCGAGAATGAGCGGCGTGCCGAAGCCCGCCAAGGTGAGACCGCCCGTCACGGCCGTGATCTGGACCTGCACGATATCCGCGAGCGGCATGCGCTACCTCACGTTGTTCACGACGCCCACCGTGGCCACGTAGCCCGATCGCTCGGTGGCGTCCTCGGCGATTCCAAAAATGACATCCAGCGCGGCGCGCCCTTGCCAGGTGGTATCGAGCAGCGCCGACAGATCCTGAATATCACCGGGCGCCTGAACGGCGAGCCCGGCCGCCCGGAGCGCGAAAAGCACGGTATCGAGGCCGAGCGATGTCCGGACCTGACTCATGAGGGCGCGCGCCGACCCGGCCCCAAACGGCGACGCGGTGTAGACCTGCACCGAGCACGTCACCTCGCAATCGAACACGGCCTGGAAGGCGATCTCTTGGCCGGTCGGTTGCGCCGGATCGTAGCTCTGGTAGACCCGCGGCCACGGCGCGCCCCCGGTGCGCGGGCCCGAAAGACGGACCGTCGCGTAGGGCATCGGCGGCTGCGGCGCCGTCTGCTGCGCCATGAGCACGGCGCCGGCAAGGCCGGACCCGGTCTCGACCCATGCGACGAGCGCGGCTTCCACGGTGGGCCAGGCGATGGGCATCACACGCTCGGTTCCTGGATCGGGTAGTCCGAAGTGATGGTGCCCCCATCGCCGATCGTGACATCGAGGTTCCACGGACCGGTGTTCATGAATGGGCTTGAACTAGCGCCGGGGCCCCATTGTGCATTGCAACCCGCTAGGAACGCTTGGTAGTCGATGACGAGCATGTTGGGCGCGGGCTTCGAGTAGATGGGGCATGACAGCTCTTGCGGCGCGCTCGCATCGGAACTCTGCGTGAGGTGCACATATGACGCTTGGTCGAATCGCGGACCGTTGAGAACGATCCATAGATCCGCATATCCCAAGCTATACACGCCGCTTTGAGGCGACTCCTGGTGGAGGCGCGTGTCGTCGAGCGCCGTCGGCGGCGTATTGGGGCTCGGATCGCGGTTATTGATCGTGAATATGAAGAATGGCACGATCGTGTACGAGCGCGCGATCGGCGCACTATCTGTGTAACCAGCCGCTTGCGCTATCGCGGTGACCGTCGTCGTTGTTGTGAGCGTGAACGCGCCTGTATAGACCGCGGAATTCGATGTGGGGGCCGTTCCATCGAGCGTGAAGCGAATCAAAGGCAGGCCGGAAACACCGGGCGACATCGTTACCGTTACACTGCCGGGATACGGGTTCTCGTCGTCGGGCTCGATGTCGGGCTGGTCAAGTGGAAGTCCCGTGGACGCCGGCGGGATGACGTACCAGACGATGCAGAGGATAGTATCGACGCCGCCGATCGTGAGATGGAGTTCATACAGATCCCGGTTGTTCCCCGGATCCCAAGGATACGTTACAAACACGTCGGGTGACGTTACGGTCACGGGCATCGGGGGCGGCGGATACGACAGATTCAGTGCATACGTGGTCCCAATCGGATCCCCCCCGCCCACGTCGGTCAACTTCTCGTAGTACCCTACCGTAACAGCATGGACGTTCGGGTAGACAAATGCACGATCGTTCCACTCGAACGGGGACGGCGCATAGACGAGCTGGCCAGCGTAGGCGCCGAATTGAGCGGGTGCCGCTTGCGAAGCTTCCGGGGTGATGGACGCAGGGCCGGAAATCTCGCCGCCGAAACACACACCGTAACACGCCTCGATGTATGTGAATCCGCCCGACAAGGTAGCGCTTTGACCGCTTCCGCTCCTCACCGTGACGTCGGCCGCACCCACGGTGCCAGCGCCAGTCACCACGACGAGCGAGGTCGCGTTAGCAGAGAGAAGCGACGCGGGGACGCCCCCGACGGTGACCGTGTCGTCGGACCCAAAGTGTGCGCCCGTCAACGTGACGGTCGTCCTTCCGCCCGCCGGACCCGTCGTAGGCGAGACGGATGCGATCGTTGGACCCGGGATCGGTATGCTCACGGTAACGGGCGCCGTGCTGCCCGCCGGGTTCGTGGCGATGACGCCGATGGTGTCGCCCGGCTGCGCCGCGATGGGGATGGTGAAATTTCCGCCCGCGCCCGCCTGCACGGACCCAACGGGCACGCCGTTGTCGGTGGCCGTCACGGTCGCGCCGGGATCGGCGGTTCCCGTTACTTGTGAAGTCGTTACCGTCACGATGACGGGCACCGACGGCACCGCGCCCGCCGCGGCGGGATAGGTTCCCGCCGCATCGAACCCGAGGTCGGTCGTGACCGCGAACGCTACGGCAAGCTGGCGAAGTGGGCCGGTCATATTCACGTCACGTCAACGTGATGTTGAGCGACGCGATCCCGGTCACGTGCGGCACCGCCAGGATCGCCTTCATGAGGATCGACCTCACAAGCGGCATGTTCGGGTTCTTCACAAGGATCGAATCGAAGTAGGGTACACCCTGCGTCGGGTCGAGAAACCACTCGCCGAGAACGAGCGACAGATGGCACTGCACGTTCTGTGCGACCCACGCCGCGCCGCCGACGAAGTTGAGCTGGCCGCCCGTGAGGTCGAGCTCGTTCCCGGGCCGAAGCGCCAGATCGTATCCGCTCGCCGGGTTCGTCCTCATGGCTACTGGCCCATCTTCCGCGCGATGGCTTTGTAGTACCCGCCCTCGATCGCGAAGTCCTCGACCCCCTCGATCTCGTAGGCGTCGCCATCAAACGCGATCTGGTCGGATAGTGACCCGCCGGGGCCGGTCAGCACTTGAAGGCGCGTGGTGGTGTAGATCCGGACCCGCGCGCGCGCGCGCTCGAGCTCGGGCAGGCGCATGAGCTCGCGCGGGCCGAGCGGGTGTACCTGCGCCATGATCGTGAAAGATGCCGGCGGGCCCGCCTGGTAGACACCGCCCGTGATCGTTCCCGGCGTCGGCCGGGTGATTGTGTACGTTTGCGCGCCGAGGCTCGCGATGGCATCCGATACACTCACGGTCGACGTTTCCGGCTCACTTTTCCCCGGTTACCCTTCCTCGGTCACGACGTGCGCGCTGCCGATCTGGGTGTCCCCGTCGCCGCCGCTTGGCTGCTCGCGATCCTGGGTCACCACCACGTGATCGATGGCGCGCCACAGATGCCCGGTGTCGACGAGCGGCCGGGGCGGATCCTGCGCCTGCCCTTTCGCCGCCTTCGCCGCGCGCCCTTTTGTGTTCCAGGCGCCTTGGCGCATCTTCGCCTTGATGGTTGCGGGCGCAAGCGGCGGCGGGATCCCGGGTCCCTTTACGATCGCGTTCTTCATGTCCCATTCCGCCTTGTATCCCGCGATCTCGAGCACCGCCTTGGGCGTCGTCTTCCCCTCGTACACGGCGGGTAAGAGCTTCCGAAGGAGCGCCACGTACTGTTCTTTCTTGGCGTCGAAGGTGGAGCGCACGAAGGATCGTTCCGGTATGGTCGCGGTGCCGAACTCATGGTAGACGGCGAGTGCGACGTTGGTGAGCGGCTCTTTCGCGCCCGCACCGGAATGCGCCGGATCGACCGTGGCCGCCTTGGCACCCAGGATCCCGATCTTGACGTAGCTTTTGCCCTGCGCGAGCGACGCGATCATCTTCTTGATGGCCTCCCACCCCTTGTCAACGTCGGTGACCTTAGCCATGCCATCCCCACGGGTCGAACCAGGGCGGCATGGGACCGGGGAAGGGTTGACCGGCCGTCACTATCGTCGCGCCGGGGACGGCGAAGGTGAGGCCGAGCTTGGTGCGCAGCCGCAGATATTCCATGCCGAAACGGGTGGCGGCATATTCGCTTCCCCCCGGCCGCACCGCCTGTATATAAGTCCGCCCGATGTCGCCCACCCGTTCGGAGACGACCGGGCGCACGTAGAGATTGGGGTATGCGATGGCGAGCGCGTGCGCGGCGAGCAACGTCACGACCCGATCGGCCTGAGGCCCCCATTTCGTCGGGTCAACCTCCGCCATGGCGTCGTCCAGAAACGGCTGAATGACGAGCACCGGATCGAGACTTGTGAAGTCGGGCGCTACCCGGAGCACGTCGGCCGGGGTGGCCACGCCTACGCCCCTTCGGCCGGCTTCTCTTCCGCCGGTGACCGCGGGTCGATGGCTTTGAGCTGCTTGTCGATCGCGTCGCCGACGTCGCGCCGCGTCTCGGGCCGCTGCCAGGCGCGAAGGAGCCCGCGATCGAAGGTGCCCTTTACGATCTGGACCGCCTTTTTGGACGGGATCTTCGAGATGTCCTTCAGTGAAACGTCCTTGTCGGGTTCCAAGATGGGCCGGTTAAACTCGGTCTCTTCTTCTAGGAGCCGCCGCACGCACTCGTTCTTCACGAGGGCATCCCAGACGGCGGGATCGACCTCGTTATTCCCCGGGATGAGCAGGATGGTTTGCAGGACCGGTTGGCGCCGGGCGGCCTCGTCGGCCGGTTTCAGCTGGAACGCGAACGCGCGCGGCTCGGTCGTGTTGTTGCGGACCAGCATATGTTACCTCAAGTGAAGGGCGCACCGGGCGAGGAGGCGGCCAGCGCCCCGGTGCGCCGAAAGCATGCGCTGGCCTCCCTACGTGCTAGATCCCGTCCGCGTAGCAGATCGACATGGGGTAGTAGGTCACTACACCCGCGGTACGAGCATGAGCCGGAATCTTGAATGTGAAGTCCTTCGGCTGCGGCGGCAGAAACTCGGCCTCCAGCGGGATGACGGCTTCCAGTGCGTCCGGGTCGCGCCGGTAGGCGACCGCGCGATCGACCCCGCCCACGCCCTGGCCGGACGCCTTGTACCATTGCGCGATCGTGTCGATGTACGGTGAGTTTTCGAGAAAAAACTTCTCGATCGTGACGTTGCTTCCCCCCACCGTGAACATGGGGGTTTCGGCAATGATCTGGCGCTGCGCGATGGGCAAAATGAGCGTATCGGGCACCTCGATCTCGAACGTGGTGGAGACGATGATGTTCGTCATCCCGTTGAGATCGGCCAAAATCTCGAGCGGCGTCTTCGTGCTCCACTGCGTGTGCGTGGACGCGCCCTGCGGCACCGTGTAGACGATCGTGTTCGAGAGCGAGAAAAGCCCCTTTAGCCCGGTGTCCGCGTCACCGGTAGCAATCACCGCATCGAGCTTCTCCTCGATCGCGCGGCGCGCGGTGTTCGCCTTCCGCTGCTCGAGCGGGATGTTGGCGAACCGCGCATTCTGGATCTCTTGGATCGAGTACTGGAACCCGCTCGCGATGGCCTTGATGGCGACGCGGAATTCCTTGCCCTTGACGTCCGCCATGGGGTAGTCGTCGGCGTAGCTTGCCAGCACCTTCGCGACGCCCGCCATATCGTACTGATTGTATTTGTACGTCTCGGCGCCGCGGTCGACCCGGTTGTTGACCGGCACGAACTGCCGGCCCTTCAACTGCGGATACTTGACGTCGTAGGACCGCGCGGCGACCTGTTCGAGCTCGCGCTCAAAGAACACGTTCTCGGCGGCGTCGAAGTGCGGATAGTTGAAATTGTGAAACCGCATGTGGCTCTTCGCCCCTGTTAGATGTTGATTAGCTTGTCGAAGGCGATGATCGAGAGGCCGCCCGGCGCCGTCGACGGTGAGGCGAAGAGCGCGCCGGGTACCAGCACCGCCGATGCGCCGGCCGCCTGCGCGGCGATCCAGGCCCAGTTGGCGGTGCCGTCGACGATGCCGCTCCCGGTCCCGGTCGGGCCGCCCGAACCGGCCGTGGTGCCCGCCTTCGTGCACTGGTAGAGCTGGCCGCCGTTCACGACCTGTGTACCGGCGAGGACCCCCGTCGAGCTGGCCCACGACGCGACCACGTCCGCATCGCCCCGGAACGCCCCCGGCTGCGCGTTCGCCGCCTGCGATCCGAACGCGAACCGGCAGTACACGGCCTGGTTTTCCACCACGCTCGTTTCGGGAATCACGTAGAGCCGGCCGTGCTCGTAGAGGTTCACGACGTCGCCCGGCGGGATTCCGGCGGTGGGAGGCCACATGGTGCTTCCGATGGTGTTCACGCTCTGGGTGAAGCCCGAGATCCCCGAGATCTTGTCGGATGACGCGGCCGGCAGCCGGTAGTGCCGGTAGGTGCCGTTGTAGACCATGCCGAGGCCGAACGGGATCGCGACCGTCATGTCGTTAAGGCCGGTCGTCACATCGTGCGGCCCGCCGTCGGCCGGCATGCCGGCGTAGGCTTGGGGGAGCTGTGTCAAGTATTGGGTCTGCATCTATACTCCCTGTGAAAGCGTTGGGCCACTACTCCGCGTCATCGCCCGCGCGCACGATGCGCCCGCCCTTCATCCTCGCGCCGATGGGCTTTCGCCATGCGTTGGCTGCCTCCTCGCGAAACCGCTTCGCGGCCTCGTCGGCATCGGCGTGCGCTTCCCCCGGCGTGCCGTCGACCGGGGGCGGCGCGGTGGCCTCGCGCGCGCGTGCGATCCCCTTCTTGCCCGCCGCGTCGCGCGCCTCGGCCCGTTCCAGCTCGGCGTCGAAGCGTGCTTCCAAGTAGGCGTCGCCACGCCCGGCCGGGTCGAACCCGGTAACGAGAGTCTTGAGGGCCGCAGTGCGCAGGTCCCCATCGGTCGCCCCGTCAACCTTGAAATCCTTGGGTAGGTGCGGGCGGGCGCGTTCGACGAGCGCGGCGTGCCTCGCGGCCTTGGCATCCGCGTCCGCCTTTGCCGCGGCGTCGGCGTGCGCTTTCCGCTCGTCGGCAAGCGCCTTTTCGGCCGCGTCGGCGCGCGCCTTCTCGGTGTCCGCCTTCGCCTTTTCCTGGTCCGCCTTGCCCTTCTCGGCGTCGCCCGCGCGCTGCGCCGCCGCTAGCGCGATGTCCTTTTCGGTCGCCTTTGCCCCGCATTTCGGGCATTCCAGCATCGCGTCGCACTTGTCGCAGCGGGCGTTCCGGAGCGCGTCCGCGCGCGCTGCCAGTGCGCGTTCCACGATCTGCGGCCCCTGCTCACTTGCGAACTCAACGTCAATTCCGTCGATTTTCAGCTTGGCGCCCACGCGTACCTCCGACGCATCGTCTGGCGCCTCCTCTACGATCCTGCCTATCGCCACGGTCCCGGCCGAGTCCAGTTTCAAGCGAACGTCGTCGCCGGCCCGGCCGCGGGGGACGATCGCGACGTGGTTACCTTGGATGTTTCGCTGAACGTGCGTATAAGCCTTCCCGCGCCACTCCCCCTGCTCCGGAATCGTATCGGCCCGGTACCCGGCGGAGACCTCCACCACCCCGGCCTTGATCTTGTCGATGAGCCCCTTGTCGGTGATGAGCATGGTGGGGACGTCGACGAAGGGTCCCACCGCACGGACTGTCTCACCGACCGATCCGCGCGCGTAGCGCGACGCGTTCTCGGCCGATAGGAGCGGCGGCTGCTCGGCCCACGGGTGATCGTCGGTGACCGGGCGGAGCGCGAACGATTCGAGCGCGCTCGCCTTGAAGACCTCGTCGGGCGAGCGGAACTCGCGGCGGACCGTGCCGTCCGGGTTGGAATACTCCTGTATCCCGACCCGCGCTATCCGTGCGCCTACCCGGAGCCAACCCTCGCGCGTCGTTTCCACCTTCGAGATGCGGCCGGCGTCGAAGTGAACGAGGCCGTCGACCCGTTCGTTCTTTGGGTTCGCGTTGGCGTAGAGCGCGGCGAGCTGCTTCTTGGCCGCCTCTTCCGTCTCGAACTCACCGTGTACGTTGCCCGAGTCCTTCGTCACCACCTGAAACTTGTCGCCCTTCTTGCGGATCTCGTACGGCATGAGATCCTGCCTATCACCCGGGCGCTAGTCCGGTAAGGGCGCGGCGCGGCGCGGTTCATTCCACCTTGTCGTCGGCGCGGTGCATGAGCGCGTGCTTTAGGAGCTCGAGCTCGTAGATGGTGCGCGGGACGTCGGGGCAGCCGCTTTGCCAGACGATCGTGCTCTCGGAATCGGCGGGCGAGCAGACGAGCATGAGATAGTCGAGCTTCCCCGCCCGCGCGTCCGCGAGGAGCTCTTCCGCGCGCAGCACGATCTGCTCGCGAACACCGGCCGCAAATGTGGGCGGCGCGAGCTGTATGGGCGGTTTCGGATCCATCAGTTGCCCGTGAGTGCGCGGTCCTGCACCCATATCCCGGGCGTCCCGGCGGCGATGCAGATCCACCCCTTGACGACGTACTTCGCGCCAGCCGTCCCGAGTTCACACACGGTGGTGTTCCGCACGTAGTCGCCCGCCGTCCACGTGCCCGCTGCGGGCGGGCCGGCCGGGAAGCCCGTGACCGCGACGCGCCCCTTCGCCACCGTCGCGGGCGCCTGCCAATCGGCGGTGAATTCCTTCGCGTTGTTGTTCGCGTTCGCTTGCATGGGCGAGCGCAGTACGCCGTTCACGACCCCCACCCCCACGCCGTGGTAGCGGTTCCCGATCGAGACCACGTCAAGGTTATCGATCGATAGATAACCTTGTGTATCGTTCGCTATGAGTACGCCCTGGTTCGCCTGCGCGCCGCTCGCGCCCACCCCGACGAGCGCGATGCTGGGAAACGCGGCCTGCCCGGTCGGCGCATTGTGGGTGACCGTATTCGCCTGGAAGAGGATGAAGCTCGCGTTGGGCGCGTTGACATAGGCGAACGGATGCGTCGACGCCGGATCCTGGTCCTCCGAGCGGCAGCCGATGATGGCCACGTTGCCGGCGTCGACCTCGATTTTGGCGTTGGCGTTCGGCGGCTTCGCGTTGCCGTTCAAGGCATCGCCCCACGGACCGAAGTAACTCCTCTCGAACCATAGGTCCGATCCGCGCCGCTGCAACGCCGCATGGTCGCGCATGTTCGCGATCCAGCACCCGCGCATGGGGTTGTGCAGGATGTTCTGCCCGTCCTCGAAGATCCCGACGTTCACGCTGTCGATGGAGAGGCGCTCGAAGGTGTTGGTCTCGATGTTGGGATCCTTCCCGTCCACATCCCAGTTCCCGAGCTCGAGGCCGGTCCCCACGCACCGAATGCGAAGGTCGTGGAAGTGGCAGGCGACGGTCCCCGTCGGGACCCCGGGCTGCGGATAGCCCTGAACGCAGAGCCCGACGTTGGCCGCCCATCCCGACGCGGTCGCGGGACACGGCGCCGAGTCGATGCCGATGTGGCCGATCTCGAGCGAGAACCCGCTCACCGCGAGTACACAGTCGTGCTCCACGGCCCATGGCGGTTTTCGGATCTGCGCCCCGTAGGACGACGCGCCGATGAGCCGGAGCCCGGCCGCGTTTGCGACGATGAGGTCTTCGCACGCATAGTAGAGCCCGTCATTCACGCGGATTTCGAGCCCGCGCGCGGCGGTGTCGAGCGCCGCCTGGAGTGCCACGGAGTCGTCGTGGTGGACCGGCGCCCCGGCCACCGAGGTGGCGGCGGGGAGCGCGAGCGTGATGGCATTCGCGATGACGCCCGCGACGCGCGTGACGAGCGTTCCCCCGCTTGCGTCCGCGCCTTCGACCGCGATCCCGTGCCCGACGGTCCACCCGGCGGCGCTCGCGACGGTGAGCGCGGTCGAACCGGCGGCGATGGTGCCGGTAGTAGAGACCGGGTTCCCGGCCGCGCCCCACCATTGCGGGTAAAGCGGTGTTGCCGCCTGTGCGGCGCCGGCCCACAGCACGGGCGCGGCCCCCGTGAAAATGGGATAGGGCGGCGCGATGATCCCGCCCGCCCACGCGATCGGGAAGGCCGACCGGACGGACCCGCCCGCGAACGCGATCGAGACGTTACCCGGAAGTGACAGGCCGGCGGCGCCGAGATAGGTCGGGCCGGTCAAGGCGATCGTCGCCGGCGACGCTCCCGCCCACGTGAGCATGCGCGCCCACGCGTCGGAATCGTCGGTCACGCCGTCGCAGGCGAAGTCTACAAGGCTCACGGGGTCCATTGGCCGTCACCCTTAGTTCACTTCGCAATGCGCCGTATCGACCAGAAATCGTCGGCGAGGTCGCGGCTCGTCGCATAGGCGAAGGGCAGCGAGAAATACCCCGCCGCGCCCCATGCCGGCCCCCATGAGTTACGCACCTTGAGCATAGATGACGCGCGGTCATACCCTACCGCGAGTAGCGCGTGGCCGCCGATCGCCACCTCGCCGTATCCCGGTAGGGGAAGGACACTTGCCGCCGCGGTGAGCCCGTCGAGGTCGCAGGCGCCGGTTCCGTTATCGGGCCCGTAGAGCGTGAGCCCCAAAGTGAACGGATACCCGGCGGCGAGGCATGCCATCATGTCGGCGATGGTCTCGAGCCGTGTGTAGAGGAGCCCCGGCGCGCGGTGCGCCGCCTCCCCCCATGCCGGCTCGGGCGGGCAGATCGCGAACGTGCGCGGATCGTAGGGCCACAGCGATTCGAGCGGGATTCCCTTCGCGGCGATCCCCTTTATCGCGTCGCGGATGGTCGACCCGGTATCGTGTTTCTTGTAGACGCCCGGGCCGCGCGCGTTCCAGTAGCAAAAGAGGCGCGACAAAAGCACGATGCCGTTCCCTTCTTTCGCTTCGAGAAACGTCATCGCGCCCGCGAGTGCATTCTCGACGCAGGCGCCGAGGTCGCCCTGGTCGAAGACCGGCGGCATGAACGGGTCACTACACAAATCGACGCTGTTCGGGATCGCCCCCGCCGGGCCGTGGATGGACCGATACTTGAGGTCGCGGTGGTCGGGAAGGTCGGGGATCCAGGTGAGTTTATGGGCCATGGATCCTGACTATCACCCGCGCGCGGGCGGTGCTCAGCGGCCCGTCATGGCGTCCACCAGCGCGATACGTCGCCCTATCCAGCGCATGACGGGCACCGCCATGCTATTCCCGATCGCGCGGTAGCGCGGCCCATCTTCGGCGCCCGGGATGGCGGTGTAGTCGTCGGGGAAGCCTTGCAGCCGCTCGCATTCACGAGGCGTCAACCGCCGCACCGCTGCGGCTGTGTGAACCGCGACGGACCCGCACCCGAGCGCGGAGCCGCACCCGAGCGCGGGTGACACCTCGCCCGAGATCGGGTCCTGTGTGGCGTGGAACGCGATCGGGCCGTCAAAGCTCCCTCCGCGCGTCACGAACGTTTCGGTTCCGGCATCCAAGCGTACCCCCCCCGTCAGGGTGCGTGCGACTACTTGGAGGTTGTCGGAGGCGTCGCCGCGCGGGCTACGCCCGCCGTGGTGTCCAAGGCTCGCTTCAGGGCAGGCGGCAATGTTAGTTCCCTCCGCTCGGCCCGGCGCAGGATCCCCCGACAAGCACGCGCGCTCAAATAGTACCGTAGCGGCACGTCGCCAATCTCCAAGATGTCCGACAACGAAGACGCGGCGCCGTCGCTGGGCCACTCCGAAATACTGAGCGTCAAGAACACGGTAGGCGAACCCATACCCGCGTTCTGCCAAGCGCCCAAGGAAGGCTCCAAAGTCCCTGCCGCCGTTCGAGGACAACACGCCGGGGACGTTCTCCCATACCACCCAGCGGGCGCGTGTTCGGCCAGCAAGCGAAAGGAATTCAAGGGCCAGGTTACCGCGCGCGTCAGCCAATCCAGTTCTAGGTCCCGCGACCGAATACGATTGGCAGGGGGTTCCACCGACGAGAAGATCGATAGCTGGCCCGTCCGCTTTGATGGTTGTGAAATCGCCATGGTTGTGAACCTCGGGGTAGCGGTGCGCCAGCACGCGGGAAGGGAACTTGGCGATCTCGGCGAAGAACATGGGTTGCCACCCCAACGCATGCCATGCGACCGTCGCGGCTTCGATTCCGCTGCAAACGCTGCCGTACCGCATGCGCCCATTATGCGCCGCCCCCCTGACAACCCCACGGTTTTAGTCCGCGCCCTCGTCCCCGCTTGCGTCCTCGTCGGGCGTGGCCCCCTCCCCTGTGAGCTGCTCGATCACGTCGTCGAGCACCGGCTCTGCCTGACACCGGCAGTTGATAGGCTTGCCCGGGGTAACGTCCTCTTCGCCGTCCACCTCGGGCGGGTCGTCCCATGAGAACGTCTCGCCCTCGAGATCGGCGTGTGATGCGCGCACCCGGTTGTCGTTCGAGGTCCGCCACACGAACCGCGACACGCCGAGCTCGGTCTGCCGCTCCTCGTTCACTTGGCCGGTGAGCTTCCCAACTTGGTCGCGCGCTATGAGTGTGGCCCGGCTTTCCGCTACGCCGTACCGCTCGGTCATATCGTCGGCGAGCTCTTCCCAACGGACGCCCTCGCTCATGCCCTGCGTGACAATCTTTTCGATCTCCGTGAAGTAGCTTTCCGGCACGCTCTTCACAAGTGCCACGTTGGCGCGCGCGAACGCCTCGATCCGGGGCACGAGCCACGGTTCGGCATTCACGACATCGACACCGAGTAACGAGCGCATCTGCCTATTCCACTGCTCTTTCTGAAAGTCGGCCGTGGCGCGGCCGATCCGCGCCGCGGTTTCGGATAGGTCGGCGTTTGTGAACTCGGCGAAGAGCTGGCGCGACAAATCGTCGAAGATCTCGTTTACCTCGTCGCCCTCGTCATCGTCCCACGCGTCGGTGCGGTGGTCGGGTGGCTGCGCGTCATGATGCGCCGCAAGCGCGTCGGCGTGGTGGTTCACGATGGATCGGAGTCGCCCGGCCTTGGCTTGGAAGAGCGCCCGCGCCGCCTTCACGACCCGCATGATCTGGCCGAGGTAGCTGAGCGCAACCCCGGTAGGGTGGAGCTGGCGCGGCATGGGCCCGCGGCGGCGATGGGGCCTGCCTACCGCGCGCATGAAGGCGCGCCGCGCGCGGATGTCCGCCTGTATACGGGCGGTACTTCTCACGCGACGACCCTGAGGAGCCGCCGCGGCTTGGGTGTAGGGTTCACGCGCCGTGCATTGCGAATGCGATCCCGCGCCATGGCGGCATAGGCGCGGCTGAGCTCTATCCCGATGAAACCCCGGCCATGACGGCCGGCTACTACACCAACCGTGCCGGTACCAGCGAACGGGTCGAGCACGGTTGAGCCGGGCGCACTGCCCGCAAGGACGCACCCCCTTTTGTGAGTGCCCGTCCCGTCCACGATGGCCAGCGCTCGCGGGTCGGAGCTTGAGGAAAGCAACCACCGTGGCACGTCCGTACGGTAAGCGCTCACGGCGCCCCCGGTACCGGGTTCATGTTGTCGCTGGGTGGAAACTTGGCGCCGATGGGCGGCGTCTTGGCGGGCGCGGGTGCGAGCGGCGTGGGCTCCGGCTCGGTTCCGTCGGGCCCGTTGCCCTTGTTCGGGTCGTCGGCCGGCCCAGCGCCCGCGGGCGCAACCTCCATCTGCGCGCGCAAGCCGGTATCGAGGTTCATACCCTCGCCGTTGTACGAATCGCCGCCGAAGCGCGTCGCCGCCACCTCGGCCGGGGTGAGCGTCCCGTTCTGGATGTATAAGTTGTCCGCCTGCGCGATGGCGAAACGGCGGGTTGCCTCCGCGCCATCGTCGAGTTGCCAAAGCGGCCGGAAATCGACCGACCACTTGGCGGGCAAGACACCGCCCGTCGGCCCGTCGCGCGCGAGAAAGAGGAGCCGCACTAACCGTTTCAGCTGCGGCTTCACTTTCTTCTGCTGCCCGGCGCGGACCTGGTCATACCAGCGGCGAATATCGTTATCGCCGGTGGCGTTGAGCCCCGCCGGCTGCTGCCCCATGAGCCGCGTTATTGGCATGTCGACCGACGCGGCAAGTCGAAGCGCCATTCGATCGAGGATGTCGGTCAGCCCCGTGACCGGGGTGGGCTTGCGCTCGAAGTCTTCTCCGGTGTTATCGCCGTCCCCGGCGTCGAGCATCACCATGCGCAAAACGCTGCGTTGCATCTGCATGAGCGACATGCGTTGCAGGACAACATTGTCTTGGTTGTTCGCGAGCAGCTCGGCGAGCCCGCGGATCTTGCAAATAGCCTGCGCGAAATCCTGTACCAAGGCGGCGGCGCTCGCGAACGAGGCGTCGAACTGCGCCAGCGCGTGCTGGGCGCGGACGAAGATGGACTCGCCCCACCCCCATGTCTCGCGCTGCTGGTAGCGGTTCGTAATGACCCCGCGGAAGGGCAGGATGCGGGTGGTGTGGATCTCCCGCCACGATCCCATCACCGCCGGGCGGTTTCGCTCCTCGGGCGCCACCCCGCCGGGCCCGCTACCCACCGTGTACGGCATGATCTTGTACGTCGAGGGCTCCCCGTAGCGCGGGCTCAAGGGATCGGTGTAATAGGTCCACGGCACGAGCTCGCGCGCATCGAGGACCGAGAGCCAATCGACCGATTGTATGTTCGCCTCGTCGAGCGGCGCGGCGATGTCGGCCACCCCGTCATTCACCCCGAGTATTACACCGGCACCGCCAAAGGCGCGAGCCCAGCAGAGGGCCTGATGAACGCGGGTGTCGGTTGCGAGATCCTCCAACTTCTGGTCGGCCGCCTCGGCCGTTTCCTTGTCGTTCTCCACCTCGATCTGCCACCCCTCGCGGCACATCTCGTTCGGCACTTCCTCGACTATGCGTGCGCCCATGTCGCTGCCGCGATAGAGCGCCTCGCACTGTTCGTATGCGAGCTTTTCGACGGTGACGCGGTGCCCGGTGGTCTTGTCTTGGGCCGTGCCGAGGCCCGTCATGATATTCATCCAACCGTCAACGAACGCCTGCGCGCTAGCGGCGATGTCGCCGTTGCGATGGGGCACGGTACCGTTCTTAGCGCTCTTTCCGCTCTTGCCGTTCTTGCCGCTGGCGTGACCGCGCGTATCGGACATGGATCCTACCTATCGCGGTCGGCGGTGGGCCCCGAATGCGGGGCCCCAACACGCCGCGCCCCCGCACATGCGTCCGTACCGGCGCCGCACGATCGAGCGGATGGTAGCCGGCATGGCGGCGGCCGGGCTTGCCCCTACCATCGAACGGCGCGGGCGGGAAGCGTTCTACCGGCTGTCGCGCGACGATTTCCGCCGTGCACTGGGGGTGTGATGGCGCTTGACCACGAGGCGATGCGGCAATGGCGTGAAGGGCTCGCCGCCGTGAAGCTCGGGTACAGTGGCTCGAGGGTGTCGTCGCCGCGCTCGTCGGCCGGGTGGCCGTGCTCGAACGGGATGCCGCGCGCGAGAAAGGGGGCAAGACATGACCGACGTGACGATGTGCAGCTGCGGGAGACCCTTGCACTACACGGATCCGACGGTGCGCTCGGCGCCGCGCTCAAGATCTTGCGCGAGATGGAATGGCGGCCGACGGAACGGCAGGGGCACTGGGATCGCGAGTGCCCGGTCTGCGGCGCGTCGGAGATGTACAGCGGCGGGAAACACAAATCCGGCTGCCGGCTCGCGCGGCTACTCGGAAAGAATGAGGGCTAGCAATGGAACGCGGTGATCTCGAGCAGGCCCGCCGCGACATCGCCGAGGCGCGCGCGTCGCTGAAAGCGTGCCTCGCCGCGCTCGCCGCCGCCCGCGAGATGTTGGGCGTCATGGAAGATCACGGCGGGCACGACGGCCTCGGCGGAAAGGGGTACCGCGCCGCCCTTGACCAGATCGACGAAAGCGTGGAGCGGGCGCGCGCCGCGCTCCTCACGGAGTGACCATGCCCCTTGCACTCGACCCGGAGATCATAGGCCGATGGGTGGTACGGGCGGAGCGCGAGCATGCGCGGTTTCACCGCCCGGAGTGCCCGGCCGTGACCGGCAACGCGCCCGTCCTTGCGGACGCATGCACTTGCGGTGCGGCGTTCGTTGGCATGGCGCGGGAAGCGATCCCGGCGCTTGCCGCCGAGGTGGAGCGGCTGCGACTCGAATTTGAGGCGCGGCGGATCATGGCCGAGGCTCGCGCCTACGACGCCGAGCACGCGAAGCTAGCCGAGGCGCAGGTGCGGGCGCGGTTACGGACGGTGGAAGGGGATTGGGATCATCTCCGGCGGCAAAACAACATGCTCATCGAGGCCAATGCGCGGCTCAAGAAGGGTCTCGCCGCCTGCGCGACCCCGCCTTGGGATGACGCATCGTGAGGGGCAGCCGAGGCGTTCGCCGATGCGCCATGCGTGGTGGGTGGACGGTCCTGATTCCTAGCTACATCTTCACCATCGCCCGCG